ATTTGAGCCGTGGCTCCCCATATAAATAACGTCGTCTTGGCTCATGCTTTTTCCCCCAGGTAGTGTTTTCTGCTCTTTTTCATCATTCGATCAGCCAACTCTTTTTCGGAGTCGCTCTGATTTTTAACGCCATTGTTTAGCTGCTTAGCTTTTTCAACTTTTCTGAGCGTCTCAAGTGTAGGCTCAAAAATCATTGAATAGATACCCTCAACGCGCTCTTGTTTAACATTCTTTGTTAGTTTTAAAAATTGATCAAGCTCAACTTTTTGGCCGCTGGTCAAAAGGTCAAGATTTGCCTGGACTGCAAAAAACTCCGAAACGATGCCAACTTTGACGGCGCTGGCTTTTTCGATGGCCGTTGCATAGTTTTCTTTTTCTGCTTGATCAAAGAGCCCTTGGATATTGGGTGGCAATAGCCCAGCATTGTTTTTCACAAAGCTTTTGCTTTCAATATTGAAATTCAAAGCTGACTCCAATGACTTCTCATGTTTCGCTGCTTTTTCCTTTTCCTCAGTATCTTTGCGCACCTTGTCAGCCAAGCTTGGATCATCATCGTCCTTTTTGGGAGCTGGCTTAAGTTTCGATATCTCATCGGCATGATCCTTTAAAGCCTTAGCATGGTCTGCTTTGATTTTTTCATTTTCGGCTTTCATGGCCGCAATCTCTTCTGGTGTCACGTATGTCTCCTTTGGTTATCCAAGGTCTAGCTTGGTTTCGTCGGTTAAAATTTCAACTCCGCATTGGCAACCCCATTCGTCGCCTGGCTCTATAGTGTCACCGTCGTCACCGACAGGCAACCCCTCACCAATGGTATATATTTTCCCGTATGCGCTCTGGTGCTGAGGCCTCGGCTCATCGGCGCTTGATGGCAACCAACGGGCTTTTTGGCCACGATATTTTTCCTGAATGCCCTGGTGTACTTGATAAACAATCTCATTTTGAATGCGCTGAATGAATTGCTTGGGATCACTCAAGATAGCCTTTTTTTCAGCAGTGCCAGCACTCTTTTCGAAGTCATTGGCAATGATCGTGTTGGCAATTCGCTGCTTATATCCAAGCAGTGTTTTCCTAGCGACTTTTCCGAGTGATCCATTGTCGATTGGGATTTCATCGGTGCCGATATTCGCTAGAATTGTGCGCTTGACTGAAAGCTGGCCTGAGACCATTCGCTTGATCTTGGCCTTAGGCGCTATTTTAGCCAGCATCTTGGTTGGATCGAAAATTATTGCCATTATTTTTTAAATAAGCCTCTCATGATTCGCTCACGCAATCCCATTGGATCCATTTTTTTAAAGGTGCCACCATTCATCATGTGGCGTGAGGCTTTGCGCTGCTTTTTTGAAAACGGCTGACCATGATCGTTAAGCTGACTCTGTTTCATCAATCCCCCTGGATTTTGTTAGGTGCCAATGCCCGCAAAGGTGGCACTCATATTTTCTCTGATTAAATTTGGAGGCATATTTCGATGCCTCGGTGCTCTTAAACTTCTTTTTTCTGTCGCATGACATATAGGCCCATTGGCTTTCGCTATATCGACGCTTACGACCGAGTCCCATACCCTAAGCCTTTGGAGGGAATGCATTCGGTGGCTTTTGACCTGGAACTGGTGGCTTTTCAATAGGCTTTCCAGTTTTAGGATCAATTGCCGGTGGTGCATTTGGATCAATGACGGGCTCTGGCTCAGGGCCATCACCAACCTCATCCAAATCAAGGCCAAAAGCTTTATTTACGATCAGAGTTTTATTTTCAGCTCCCAGGTGCTCATCTGACGTGCGGTCAAATGTCTCAAGCACTTTGAGTGCGGTATCAAGGCCCTCAGTATCCTCTGATTTGAATGTAGTTTTTATGGCAAAAAGGCTGTCAATGATCGGCTTGATGACGCTGAAATAGTAACCTTTAAGGCCACGGTCAACTGCTTTGCTGTCTTTTTTCCCTGAGTCACCTAGGCCCGTTGATTGCTCACCATTGAAATAGCTTGATGGCATCCCCAAATAAAATGACTGCTTTTTCCCGATCAATTCTAGGGCCGAATTCGTCGCTGTCATGTCAGGGGTGAGTGACTCAATGATGTCTTTGGCATCCATGAGCACGTCTTTTCCAGCTCCCAGGCCCTCAGCCATCTTTTTGGCCTGAGCTTTGGCAACGGCACTGTCACTCATGCTCACTGAGCCGCGCAAATCATTGATTTTGATTTGGATGGCTTTTGACAGGTTGCTTTGTTTCCATAGGCCACCGACAGCGCAATATTCCAGCATAGAGTAAAATCTAACCAGCTTGCTTTTATCATAGTTTTTAAAGGTGACGAAAATGCCAATCGCACCCTTGTCGAGATTTACGGCCTCAGCTTTTTCCTTGTAGCCATCCCGGATCCTTGTCTCCTCAAGTGAGGTGGCTTTTCTGATGACCTTGGTGGATGCAACCCAAACTAAAAATAAATCTTTTTGAGCAACCATGGCTTTGGCAACCAGAGTCACCAGGCCATCTTGGCTTTCAGATGCAAGGCAATTATCCCAAAGCAGAGTTTTCTTTTCCTCTGGGATGCCCTGAGTGCGCTCAAGGGTATCTGTTAAAATGCGCGTGTAAATATTTTGGACGTCAACGTCAACGAATACGGCTGACGCAATCGGTATCGGGTATATATCTGGCAATTCATCAGCAACCGCTGACGTGCCTAAAAATCCAAGCCAACTCATTTATGCCTCCGGTGTCCAAGCGTCTAGGGATTTTCGAACTGCTTTGGCTGATTGGGCCAAGTCAGCCTCAGCCCTCATCAAAGTTTCGCTGGTTTGAGGCAATTGCACTTTTAATTTATTGTATGCCTTGAGCTTTGCTGCATGAGCATTGTAAGCCGCTTGGACATCCAAAGGTGCCTTATTGAAAGCGACTGCAAGCAAAATCTCTTTATCGTCACGACTGATTTCCACGTAAATCCCCCTTATTTTTTCCCTTTAATATAGCCGATGCATTCAAGACATCGTGCAAGCGAGTCCGGTGCATCGTCAAATTCAGCGCCATACTCATATTTAATTACATGATCAGTGTAGACCTTATCGGAGTCACGGCTCAAATGTATCAAATTGGCGTAAGATCCAGCGGCCATGATGACAGCGTGCTTATTAGTATCTGAATGCTTTCGCACGACACCGATCCCGTGAGGACCAAGCAATGCTCTGAGTTGATCAATGGGCTGACTCCCCGTTGAATTGGTCTCAAACCACACTTGCTTTACTCCCTTGGACTTGAAAGCTTTTATCATTTCGTCAGTGCAATGATACCAAGCCCTTTTCCAAGCTTTCCCATAAACCGCAACGCCATTCATCAAGCCGCGCACAATGCTGATTGCCGTGTAGTCGCCACCGTCAGAGGGATCAATGAACGCGACTGACTCCCCTGCTGGATACTGATCAATGTACCTAATGCCTGCAAAGGGCATAGATCCCTCGATCGGGACCTTTAGGTGATAACTCATCTCAATTGATACGGGATCAATCCCGGCCGCTAACATGGCCTTTAAATCGGCATCTAGTTGAGGGATCGTCCCGTGAGGCACTTCGAGCTTTTTCAATATTGGACGCAATGTGGCATAAAGATCATCTGCATGAGCTGGCTGACCGATCACCAGCACGTTTTTGCAGAGCTTGTAAGCCTCATCGTATTTGCGCTTAACGAGCTTTCGCATGGCTGCTGAGATGTCCTCCTCAGTCACGGGATCATCCATGATGATATTCTTTGGATGGCGACCACGCATTGAGGTCCGAATGGTGATGGCCTCGACGCTGTAGTCCTTACCTATATTGCCTTTGACCTTGATGTATTTGGAGTTTCGCTTTTCCATGATGACAGCGTTGGCCTCAAGAGCGTTGGCAATTTCCTCTAGGATTGCAGCGTTTCGAGCGGCGGTCTTTGTGACGATCAGGATCCTGGCATCAGAGCCATATAAATACACGTGGTAAGCGGCTCCCATGATCGTTATGTAGTCGGTTTTGCCGTATCCCCTTGAGCCCAAGAGGAGCCTTGCGTCCTCATCGTTAAATGCGAATTCATACATCCCGACTTGAGCGTCAAATGGCTCTGGATAACCGGCCTTTTTGCAAAACTCTTTGAAAGTGAGCTTTCCAGCGGGTGGGACGAATGCTGGATCGGTTATGTCTTGAGGAGGTGGCCTATCGGGGTTTTCATTGGGGAGCATCTTTTTATCAAGGTAGATGGCCATGGTGGCCGCTCCCGGGCCCATGCGCTCCATGATCTCAAATTGGGCTTTTCTGAGCCTAACTCGACCGGCCAAAACCCTTTTGCTCCAGATGTCCGATAGTTTTTCGCCAAGGTCACGCTGACAGAGCTTGTCTAGCCAGTCTTTTGAGATGTCAAACCAGGCCGCAACCTCATCCTGGGTGCATTGCATGCCTACGAGTCTATGAAACTCGTCCCAGTTGATCTTTTTGCGCTCAGGTCCCCTTTTTCCCATGATTAGATGGTATCAGGCATTGAGACACCCGATCACCCTTTGGGTTTTTTTGTGGGGAGTAAACTGAATACGACGCGGCTAGAGTCGAGCTGAAACACGTAACCGACCTGAAATTCGAGCGGCCTTGACTCAGTAAAACCCCTCGCCTGGTGTTTAGCTGCATTGGGATTTTCTGGCTCTGGATCCCATTCTTTTAAAATCACGATGTCACCATACTGAAACCCCCGGTCATTTTCTCTGACCTCGAATGTCTTAGTGCCATCGGCAACCCTGCAATAATATTGAGGCCAAATCTTTAGCTCATGCCTCATGACTATTTACCGTGCGTGAAAATAAACCAGCCATCTCGAATTGCGGCCTGAGGGCTTTCATAAGCTCTTGTTTTTCTGGGTTTTGATGCAGTTAAAAGAAAAAATCGGTCATTGCCGAAACGCTTTTTTGCGCCATGATATTGATATGAGCCGACTGAGGGCTTGAAACCACGCTTTTTATTAGTCCAAACTGAGCCGCGTTGACGATTGTCTTTAGATTTTGCCATTGATGCCTCCATTGATTGACAGTGACCAATGGTATCTGAGCTGCAATGAATGTCAAAAACGTCTGAGCATCACCCAAAAAGTTTGAGACCGATGACCAAATTTAGTGTGGTGTCCAAATAAAGGCTCCCAGTGATTTGCCATTAGATTGAGAATCCGGGGGAGTTTTATGTCGTGAGTATTCCATTTGAAAGCCATTAGAGCACCTGGGATTGAAACCCTATGGGCCTCAGCCGATGAGTGTTTTATGGCGTCCAAAATTTCAGCGGTTGAAAAATTGCCGTATCGTTTCCCCATGTCACTATTTGGCCCGCATGGCAAATGGGGTGGGTCATACACAATGAGCGTGTAACCGTCACCGACAGCGGCCGGGATGCTCCGCGTGTCGCACACGATGTCAGGCTCCCATTTCGGGCCTAATATCTAAAAAAGTTGCTAATGGGTTTTTTTTATCAAACCATACAGCTCTTTTTCCAGCTGTTAGATCAAGGATTTTCATATCAGCCATAGCCAGAGCCATAGCCATCGCCATCGCCAGAGCCATAGCCATCGCCATCGCCAGAGCCATAGCCATAGCCAGAGCCATAGCCATCGCCATCGCCAGAGCCATAGCCATAGCCATAGCCAGAGCCAGAGCCATCGCCAGAGCCATAGCCAGAGCCATAGCCATCGCCAGAGCCAGAGCCAGAGCCAGAGCCATCGCCATAGCCAGAGCCATCGCCATAGCCATAGCCAGAGCCAGAGCCAGAGCCATCGTTAATTTTTATACTTTCCATTCTGGCACCGACTGAATTGCCTTGATTGCCTCTTTACGACAAGTCGCAATTTCAAAGCCCTGTGGGCTGACAATTTCAGTTTTCAAAACAGCGCCTCCAAATTTATTAGTACCATTTGCCGGGCCAGTATTTGCAACCTGGGATAAGCTTGCACCAGCCCATTGCCAAAGACGTCTAGACTCTGAAAGTATAACGGTGTCACCTTTGCGAGATTCTAAATATCCCGAATGAACACCTGCAGTGTGAGACCTGACTATAACGTATGGTTTTTGTTTTTTTGACATTTTATCTCCTTTTTTTGGCCGCTTGGCCGTTGTTATTTTTGCCACCATTTCAATCCCTCATCTGAGTCTGCGTTTTCCCTTGGCTGACGCACTTCTTTTTTGCGAAACCTCAGCCTCTCATAAATCTCATTCCAACCCATTCGAAAGGCAATTGTTTCAATGGCTAAAAGTTTATGCTCTGCATAGGCATCGTTTGAGCGCATGAGCAGCTCATTGGTGTAGTCGTTGACAATCTCTTTGGCTGATCGGCGCTCACGTCTCACTGTCAGGATCCTTGATGTAAGCTTGAAATTTTTTAAAACCCCAAGCTGCTTGCAGCATTATCCAAGCGACATTGAATGCCTCTAAGTCATGCTTTGGGATTTTATTGAAAGGAGTCGTTCGATATTTTTTGATCAATAGCTTTGACTCTTTGATCGTCGCGTCGATTGTGTCGTAAGCAATCATGGCACCCCCCAAGGCAAAACCACATAAATATATCCAATCACGAAACCAGCCGTTACGCCAATGAATGCACCAGCAAAAAAACCAACTGACTCAAAAATTGCCCTTGAAAATATCAATGGGATTGTCAAATTCACTGGCTCTGATTTCATAAAATATCTCGAAACATGATGTCAGTGGGCCTCAAGAGGTCATTGATTTTCATGATGTCAAAGTTTTTTCGACCGTGCTCAGCGGTTGAGGCGTAACCATTGTGAGCTATGTATTCGAAAAGCATTTTTTCACGCCTAACGTCAGCTAAACAATAGCTCACGACCTCGCCACGCCTGCCATCACGCCACATTTTTGGAGCCAGAGCGCCGTCCTCTGTTTTCATAAACTCCTCACCGAATGTAGCCTTTAAATGATCGTCAAGCCTCATGCCCTTTGGATACCTGTCACCCTCACGCCATCCCATTGCAAGGCGTGAATAGTAAAGGATATCCCAGTGCTTTAGCTTGTCGTCAGGTAGCAATGGACCGCCTTGGGCCCGCACCAGCTCATTGTCAAAGCCAAGGATATTGAAACCAACTATTAAATCAGCTTGATTGAGGCGCTCAGCAAAACGCTTGATGTCCTCTTTAAAATAAACCCCATAGTCACCGGTCCTATAGTCGAAAAGACACCCGACAGAAAAGCCCATTTTATCTTTGGTTGCCCAAGTGACATTTTTGCCATCGACGTCGTTTTCGATTTCGCAATCAAAGACCACGATATTTTTACCCTCTAGCATATTTCCCCCTTTAAGAAATATTTTGGACATTCATTTCCATTTTTCAAATCATAGTCATGCAAAATAGCGCCAAAAGCGTGCTTTCCAAAGCTTAAATCTTTTTCTTTTCTGTATGTGTTTTGATCCCAAAAGTACGTTATCGGCGGCTCTGATACTCCAAAAAAAGATTTCTGATATTGGCCTACCTGCTGCAAAACTTTTATAAAATTATCCTTTGATACTTCATATGAATTTTCGCCAAGCGGTCTCACTAATCACCCTTAATTTCGGTTTTTTGCTGATCGGTGAGAGCCTCAAACATATTCTCTATTTGTGCGACTTGCATTTCGTCATACGGTGATCCCCCTATGACATCGCAAAGCTTATCGTATTGGGCTTTTGAAAGTTTCCCAGGCGTACGCTGCACCTTTGCCATGCAATAAACTCTTACCGACTCTGGTGGCCATCCCATACCGTGCCCAATGGCATATAGGCGCTTAAGCATTGGCACTGTCGGGCCCTGAGGTGTTTTTGGAGCCTCGGGTTGCTTTTCTTTTGCATCCTTTTTAGCGCCACCCTGGCTTGCTGCATTGCCATCGTCATCCTCATCTCCAGCAACGAAAAGAAGTGATTGAGCCGCATACCTTTTGGCGTATGTCGTGGCGCTCCCAAGACCTTGCATATCTTGCTTTGTCAGCAGCAATTCAACTTTTGATTTTAGCCATTGACCGCTTGAATGAGTGATCATGCTTTCAACCACGTATTTATTGCCCTCATTTTCGACGGCCTGCAAAAGCATCAGGCCATGTTTCATCAGTGCTGGCTTTGCTTTTTCAATGGTTATCGCTAGGTCAGCGTATTTAGATTTGAAATGAGGATTGGTTTTGTTTAGAGGTAATGACTCTATTTCGCCTAAAGCTTTTGACAGAGCCGTAAATAGCTCAGTCACCTGATCGGAATGTAACATTGAAACCCCGTCTTTTTGTTAGATAGCACCCTGCATTTTTTGAAATGCATGACTTGATTAAGGACTTTTCGATTGAATGTCAAGATTAGGGTGCCAACCAAGGGGGATCAAGGGATCACCCCTCAGCCGACGGTGATCAATGGGATACACCATGCATTATAAAAAGCAAAAAAAAACCCCAGGATTGACTCATGGGGTTTTTCAAATCTCTAATCAAAGTGCTGACAATGATTGGCTGATTTGCGCTTAGACAAGTGTTTATCAAATCACCCAGTCATTGCAAGCCAAAATTCACACCGGGACCGTGAATATTTTCCAGCATTTCCTAGGGGGGATGTCAGAGGGGACAGGGTGGCTGCACAAAAACGCTGAGAGGTGAAATATCCCTGCGTCCATCACTCGACGTCGCGCAATTTAGTGTCGAGCGGGAGGCCTGCTTTGAATTTTGATATAGGGTGAGCGAAACTTAAAAATGAAGCGCACCTATTTGGCTCTGACGAATTGTCACGGATGACGCGACAGTAGCTACACCTATGCCCTGAATAAGGGGTTTCACACCCCTTAAAATCCCCGTGGCCTCGCGGTCTCCTGACCGCCGAGGTCTCAAAACATCCCTAAATTTGCATCTTTAAGAGACTCCCCGTTGACAAGTTAGACACAATGCGTTAAATTAGATTGATCAGGAGGTTGCGAATGAAAAAAATTATCTTAGCTCTAATCGCTCTGAGTGCAATTGGCTGTGCCTCAACTGAATATAAAAGGGAATGGAAAATTGATGCCTCAAATGAGGTTGAGCGTCAGGCTTTCAATGCATCGGTGCGTGAGTGCTCTGATTTCGCCTATAAATCAAAGGTGGCTGGCTCTAGATACACTGAATACGACATCCAAGTGAGCTGTCTGCAGCGAAAAGGTTATCAATCGACAGTATTGGCGGTGAGCAAATGAAAACATGCAATTGCTGCAATAAGGTTTATAACAGCATTCCAAATGAGGCCAAGCTCGCTCTAGATGCCATTTTGCCAGGTTACTATTTCAATTGCTCATGCGGCTCAACGCTTGTTTTTCCGTTAAATAAAATTACTGATAAGGCCGTGCTGGCTGACTGCAAAAATTCACTCCAAAAACTCCACATTGATTTGAAATGAGGGTGATTTCAAGCGTAAAATAGTATTGGACTTGGGCTACATCGTTGACGCTGTAGCAAAAGCCAAGGCTGAGCCCATACCAGAGCGAAACCCGATCGGATACAATGACATTGACGATGATGAAAACGACTATTGATCTTTTAACCCCCCTAGTCATATAATTATATTCGGGGTGCTTTGGAAAATGCTCAAAGCCTAAAACTCATCGACGACAAGCTTAAAAGACTCCAAATAATTCTAGAGGGGTTGATGCCCGTTTGGACTCAAGTCAATAAGCGCATAAATGAATTGAAAAATGGCATCAAGGATCTTGAGGATAAAAGGGATTTGATTGTCAACGGCCAGACTGAATTCAACGACCTAGATTTTTAAGCTCTATTTCCAATGCCCTGATCATCTTAAGAGCCTTTAAGATTTCCTCAGCCTTTAAAACGTCATCACACTCCCCTGAATGCATGAGTCTCACGTTAGCCCAGACAATTTCAATGTCTTTGCGGATCTTTAAGGACCTCAAAAAACGACGTATTAGGCCCAAGGCAACGCTTTCGGCATCAATACGCCCAAAATGTCGCGGCGTCGGTTAAAAGGCCGTATACGCACGTATGCGTTCTGTGCGCTGGCATCCTCAAGGGAGTTGGTCTTTGATCCCCCGCCACCAGCCTCAATCATCATTTGGCCCTCGATGATCATGCCTATGTGGGTTATTTGAGTCAGGGATTTGCCAAAGAAAACAAGTGAGCCAGTATCTCTTGGGCCCTCTTTTGAGCGGTCCTTGAAATACTCATAAAGCCCTTGAGCCGTTTGATCCCCATCTGGATCAATCCCAACCATGGCCAAAAGCTCTTGCACCAGGCCTGAGCAATCAAAGCCCTTTATTGGATCATCACCACCCCATTTATAGGGGAGTTTAACGAATTGTAGACAGGCTTGAATGAATATTTCCCGGGTCATTGGTCACTGACCTCATTTTTGTTTTTATCGACGTTATCAAACAGGTAAATTTCAAAACATGGCTCACAATAAATCATTGTCACTTTGTTTTTGAAATTAATAAACCTAAGGTCAGTGAGTCTGATCAGTTCACATTTACAATTAGCGCAATAAGCCGTTGGGGTGCTCATTTGCATCGGTCCCCACATCGTTTCAGTATTTCACGATAAGACTTTTGGATTTTAGCGTACTCATCAGAGGTCACGCATATATCACCTGGGTTGATTTTTCGGTCATAGGGGAGTTTTCCAGCCTGATTTAACGGCACCGCATAACAGTTTGAAATGTCATCTGGCCATACAGCGCATGGATCTATTTTTAAAGGGGTGAGCTTACAGCCCGCCACCATCAGGACCGCGAAGAAAATCAGCAATAGAATTGCGGAGTTTTTCACGCTGCTCAGGACTGACCGGGTTGCCATCGAATGCCTCATTGTATGCATTCTTAAATGATTTGAGTCGTGCGTCAATGGTGTCATTGGTTTCCTTGGCGTCCCGGATCCCATGATACTTTTCAAGGCCCTTAGCGAAAAGCCAAGAGCCAAGCTTGATTAGAATATTCCCGATTAGGGTTGAAAGCCAGACTGGCAATCTATTGAGCCTTTGGGAGCATTGACTCAACCCAAGCAATTGCGGCGTCGTCAATTGGAGTGCTGGTTTTTGCAGCAAGCTTTTTTAGCTCCGCAACCAAATCAATCTCAATGCCAACTTGCACTTGCAATTTCAATTGGGGAGTGACGTCAACTGATGCCGATCCATACTCACCGATTTTATATTCTAATTCTTTTCCCTCAAACATTGTGGTCCCCTTTTTTAAGTTATTAACTTTGAAAGCAGTATAGCCAGCCCAGCGCCCGTACCACCAGATAAAAATACCATGACAGCCATTCCACCCTTTGATCGGTGCATGAAAGCCATGACTAATTTCAGGTCCTCTTTGATTTCGCCAAGATCACTTGCAATCCCGGCCTCATGCTTGTCTAAGCGGTGATGCGCGGCGGTGAGTTTTGCGTCGAGTGCTCCAATGCGCTCCCTGATATCGCCTAAGTTATCATTCATGGTTAAATCCTAACTATTTTCACTGTCGTATAAACTTCGGCCAAGCTCATTTGTGCAGCCGCGCCAAATCCTTGAGTATTGGACGTGCCACCACATTGGTGCTGAATTTCGAAAGTCTTTGATGCCGTGAGTGTCAATAAACCAAAACCCCGAGATTGAGTCTGACCCTGAGATGCATCGCTTAGTCTTACAATCCTTTCGCTGGTGCCGATGATGTCATTAGTTGAGTCAGTGATATTTCGAAGTTTAGATTTATGCCCGCCAATAGTGCTGCTTGCTGCCCCTGAGTACGCTGGTGCAGACCATTCAATTTGATAAGTCCCTGGGATTAGAGTGAATTGATTTGATGAAAGGCTAACTATTGTGCTGTCACCTCTAATTGTGTTAAGCACCCTAGTCTGCATTGAGCCACCAGTAAAAGTGCCACCCTCAGTATTTGCTGACTTTGAGTCCTCTATGATTGCCATTTTTGGCGTTGCAGCAATAATTATCCAATTTGCTCCGTTAGATTGTAATTGGAGCCTTTCGCCTTTTGCATAAAGCTTGTAGTCACCGCTTGCATTTGGGCCAACTGTTTGGCCAGAGGTCGTTGCAATTGTGTAAATGTTCGTCCCGGTCGTGCCGTTATGGATATAGCAATATTTTTTTCCAGCAACGCCAACCGCCGTCGGGAGTGTCGATGTAAATGAGGATCCGGAAAGCTCCATAGTTTCATCTGAAACGCCGACTGAGTCTGTCGTCGTCACGGCTCTGTAAACTGCATTTTTAAAAGTGCCAACTAGGCCCTTTTTGGTTTTGTTTGAGTCACCGGTATCAATTAAAGGAAAATAGTCATCATCAGCTGGAGCGACGGCTGTAAGGCCGCTGAAAATATCGTCTTTTAAATTTGCCAAAAGCACTGCTTGATTAGCTAAAATAAAAGCCTTTAATTGAGCACCCGTAAATCTATAGCTCTGGATCCCGTTATCTGACGGGACACTCAAGCCATCAACGATGCTCGAAATTAGCTGCAAATCGGTTATTTTCTTTTTGGCCATGATTTACTCCTCACCAACGGTCAATGTTATCTCAGTAAAAATGCCAGCGGGCACCATTTCAAAAAGCATCTGCTCAAGCTCATATTGCGACTCGAAACCTTTGACTGTCTGAAAAACAATCTCGTCGTCCTCATCATCCACGATGTCATAAAAAACATAGGCGTCGTTTTCGATTTCCCTAGCCACAAAATCGGAAAGCTGAAAACCTGCTGCAACGATATTTATTTGGAGCCGACCGGCACCAAGCAAAGGATCTGGAGGCGTGGTCAAATTGTCGGCAACGAATTCAACCTCGACGTCATCACCGAATATATTGCGAAAAACGGTAAGGTAACTTTCAAAGCTCCCGGCCGTTAAAAATGCCTCAAATACGGTGGCAAATGACTCTCTAAAAATTGCTCTGGGAATGGCTCTGGCCAGGGGTGCATAGTCATTGTCATAGAGCAGCTCACCCAAAATAAAACAAGCGTATGCGTCCTCATAAAAGAGATCTTTTTGACCTGACAATTGGTTGCTGATTTCAACGCCCGAATTGTAGTATTTTAGCTCTGTAGCATCCCCTTTAAAAAACTGAGGCACTTACTCCTCCACCAATATAATGTTATCAAGTGAAAGCTCAAAAAGATCATCGTAATTTGCATCATAAATTTCATTTGACCATGTTGCTGATCCAGCATCATCAGGATCGTAATTATGGCTCCATTCAAGCAAAACTTGAGATGTCCAAGGCGCATCTGATTGAGCAAAATATCTTTGCGGCTCAAAATTTCGGCCAAGTCGGTATCTAGCCAAAACTTTCGACAATAGATCCTCTTTAACGACGTCAGGTGATCCAACCAAAAGCTGGTTATTTTCTGAAAGTGTTAAAGTCAGCCTCAAAGTCGTTTGAATTCTATTTGGCAAATTGAATTTGAAATCAAAACTCTGGCCATTTGAAAGGACTATGCTTTCAACCTCAGTGCCAATGGTCACTGCACCAGCGACAGTAATTTGAGATATCAAAGTGCAAAGTGCTAAGCGAATTTCATCATAATTTGGATTTTCGTCGTCACCCTCATTGTCCTCACCACCGGTAAGGAATGCTCCTGAAACCGTCGCGCCGTCACCAGTGCCTAGCTGAGCGTATGCAAGAGCAATTGAATTACCAGCATCACCGCCGTGTCGTGCCGTTAGATAAACCATGACGCCAATAGCCTGAGCCCTAACAAGCAACCCTGCAACCGCGTGAGCGTTGATTTGGGTGGCCAATGACTCTGCTGTCGCTGCATTTGATGTCGCTGCTTGAAATGTGGCCGCGCCTAGAGCTGCTGCTCCCGTTTGAGCCGTGAAAGCTGTCGCACCAACTGTGATCGTGTCGTCAGTGCCATCAACTAAGTTGGCGTAAGAAGTGATTTCAATATCACCCTCAGCCCTGATCCCGTCATCGGCATCAACGCAAATATTAATTTTTCCAGCGTCAGCCTCGATCATTTGCTTGACCGATGCAATGTAACCCTCTGTTTCGAGCTTTTCGATGATCCCAGGATTGGTGACTACAGGTCTCGAAATTCGAGCATTGATTTGATCAAAGTATGTTTGGAGTTTTTGAAAAATCTCAGAGGTTTTGACCTCATTTTCCTGATGCTTTTGAGCGAGTGCATAAAAATATTTATAAGCATTGGTGCCAACGAATGTCTCCATTGTGTAAGGGGGATCAAGCTGAAACTGAGTATTTATATTGGTCATGATTTGGCTCATGATCGTATTGATGTCTGCTGGCACGTATCCAGTCTCTTGCGCGTAACCCATATTACCTCACCACCATGCCCGTTGAGTTTTCCTGAGGGCTTATGTTTATATTGTATTGATCAAAAAGATCCTGCTTTAAAACAATCAAGCTGGCTACATTTATGCCACGCTGGGCAAGGGCCTGGATCAAATAAGCCTTAAAGCTTTCATCCTGAAATTGGATTTTTTCTGAAAGGAAATATCTGAGGTCAATGCCAAGGTCAGGAGCGTATTCAAGAGCGCCTAATTGCACTGATAAAATATTTGCGGCCTGCTCTGTTTGAGTGTCATAGGTCTGCATTCCACTAGAATTAAAATCGACTATATCAATCATTTCAGACCATCCTTAAGCGCATTCAACTCAGTTACAACGGCATTTAAAGCCGTCACATCTGCTGCAAGCGTTGGCGGTGGCGCTGTCGTTGGCCCTGTCATTCCAGCTCCAATTGCCGTCAGCATATTGCCAATTTTAGTGAGTGAGTCGCTGAGCTTTTCAATTGTCGTTTTTATGTCGGTGGCACTTGAGGTCAAATACCAGACCTTATCACCGTCTAAAACCGCAACCCCAGAGCTTGCTTGCTTTCCCTCACTTAAAACTATGGCACCCACGACCTCAACGCCATCGGCGGTCACTTTCCCGCTTGAATTGCACGTCGCTGATAAAATCTTAGACATAACCAACCTCCGAGTAAAGGAAACGGAGCGTGTCGCGTGAAAACCAGGCTGAGTATTCCCTCACTCTTTCCCCATCATTCGTGACGGAGCCTGGCAAAATAAGTCCTGATGATATCATTCGGTTTCCAGCCAAATTTACTGAAACCGTTTGAGTCACTGACTCAATGGGGACTACTAGGCCCTGATTGAAATCATAGACCAAGCCATTGGCCTCAAGGACCTCCCATGGCTCACCCTGAAAGTTTTTGGTGGCCGTCACGCCAAGCAAGGCTTTATTTTTTAGCGAGTAACTGGGAGCCGTTAAAAGATCCTCAAAGGTATAGGCGTCACGCCATGGCACTATTGAAAGCCCAAAACGACTGATGAAATCAGATACCTGACCGACTTTAAACTCTTGAAAAATAAAAAACCCATGCAGGCATTTAATTCTCAACCGGCACCCCTAAAAACACGTCTTGATTGCCGTCCTCATAGATTGCGTGGCTATCAAATGGAAAAGGGTTTAGGCCATTGAGCCCAAGCGAAAGGAAAACGCCATCGTAAGTGATCCCAAACCCCTGACCTTTGGTGACCAAAATCTCACGCTCACCAATATTTTCAAGAGGCAACGTATAGGTCTTTGAAACCAGGCCAGTGGCGTTGAATTCAGTTTTATTAAAAATCTTGTACCATATATAATTCATGATGCCACATCCCCAGGTAATGGACTTGGGCCAGATGCAGGCACCTCATCAACTGGATTTTGTTTGGTTGGATTTTTTGCTCCACGCGACAGGCTTATTTTGATTGCAAGCTTGTCTGTGCCCTCAATGGTTTCAGCCGAATATGAGTGCAAAAGCCCTCTGAAAACCGTCGTTGCTCCATACATAAATGTAATTGCGTATTCTTTGGACGTGACCTTTTCATAAACCAAATCAATCAATGCAGATAAAAGGGTGAGCGCAACCGAGTCTTGCTTTCCCTCTATGCTCACCTCAACCCCGGCCTGTATGCCCTTTTGGTTGACATCAGGGGTTGCTCCTGAGGTTAGGCTTTCAGTGTCAGTTTCAATATCGACGTTTTTTGCGGTCCCTGAAATCACAATATTAAAAAGCTTTTCACTTAAATAAACTGGAATCGGTGGCTGATCAATCACCGTTGGAATTGATGATATTATTGGAATTCGAGCAATGGATCCAGCAGCGGTCCCCGCCAATTTTGAAAACTGAAAAATGATAACTGGATCTAAACCGCCAAGCATTTACTCATCCTTTCCCCCGCCAAACATTCCCTTGATGCCTCTGACCATTGGGGATTTCATAAATTTCCCAACCGCTTGAGTCATGACGTCGATGAATGGCAAAAGTTTTGTGGTGAGGCTCCCGATCAGAGCAACCCCTTGATCAACCAAAGTGAAAATCTTTTCAGCCGTTTGAGATACGGCGGCCAAGTCGTTATAGCTTTTTATGCGCTGATTTTCCCGGTCAAGCTCAAGCTGAGCGGTCTTGTCTTGGCTCCTGATCATGCCCTCATTGATGATGCTTGATTTACTTTGCAGGTCCCGAAATTCACGGCCTGATTTCAGAGCATCAGCAAGGTCACTAAGCTGAGCATTTTTATCAATCTTAGAGCCAACCTTGTCAGAGGTTACGCGGTCAATGCCGGTAATTTTTGCGATCTTTTCAAAGCCCTCAGAGCCTTGCTGTAAGAAGTCGGCCATTTTTAATATTTGCTTTTCGCCAAAGACTTGCTCTTGGATCAATATCTGCTGATTTTTATCCATTTTTTGCAGCTGGGTGATGAAACCATAAAACGCCTCAGCCGTGTCCTTTTGTCCAACAAAGTTTTTAACAGAGTTATTGGCTGGATCATTCGGATTGGCCTGAGCCGCCGCAACCGCTCCCTGAAATTTATTGATCAGAGTATAGAGGTTTGACTCATCAAGTCCCGTGGCTTTTGCCAAGGTGACAAGCTTTGTGAGCTTTCCCGTTGTCGTATTGAATTGATTTGCGTTGGTGGCTAAATCATCAGAGGTCTTGAGCGTGCGGTCAATGGCCTCTTGCACCTCTTTTAGAGGGTTTAAGAGCTTGTCAATTAGCCCAAGCGCAATGCCCGCGATACCGCCACCTTTAAGGACGTTAACCAGGCCTTTTCCAAATGATTTGGTTAGCTTTGTGAAACGAGACTGCAATGCATTTTGCATCGCTTTTAGATCCTTTGGATCAAGTTTTGGAATGATTTTTAAGATTTCACTAAACACGCCGTCCAGCCTTTTCTTTTTCCAAAAAATCATAGAGGGCTTGCTCTTTTAGCGCCTCATAAAATGCCAAACTGATGGCATCAACTAAAAATAGCTCTGGATGTCGAGTGAATACGCCCCTGATATCAACTGAAAAGTTTTTCAGTTTTTTTTTTCAGAGGCACTTAAAAAATTCGGCTCCAAAGCAGCTATGGCTTGAGTCACTGCATGAACTATGTCCATAAACTCTTTTGGATCCAGGTTGGCGGTGTTTTCTTTTGTGAAAGGCACCCCATTTTTATCAGCAGCAAATTTTAGCAGTGAACTCAACTCATCTCGATCCAAAGTCACCATCAAAACGGCCTGTCTAACGATCTTTTGCCGATCATCCAACGGCATTTCCTCGACGTGATCGAAAAACTCCTCAAGGGTTTTCCCCATATACATTGGGAGCATCTTAAGACCAAACAAAAGCTTGATATAAGACTGCAAAGCCCAATAAGTATCAGGTCCCTTTAAGGGTAAAACCTTGATCATGATTTATGATTTTCCGATGAGTCAAAGGTTTCAAATTCAAGGCTGACGTTCATGCTTTCAGCGGTGTCATCGAGTGCCAATTGCTGAGGCCGATTTGACAAGAGGGCATTTTTCGCCATCTTGCTTGAGCCATCAGTGCGGTCAATCGCATAGACATCGCATCGAGTCTGATTTTCAAAACAATCATCTAAAACAGCTTTCAAGGCCGCGCTCATATTCAAAATCGGGAGCGTCCAACGCTTTGGATCTTTGAGGCCGTCCTTGTATGCCAAACCAGTTTTGTTTTTGGCATTCACTCCGCGAGTGAGACGGTTTCGCTCTGGATCCTCAATTTGCAGCTCTTGAACGTGCTCGAAATCATACGACACGCCACCAACTTTTATCCCAAAATCACAATTATACATTTTGAAAATCATACTGCTCCCCTATTTAGCTTTGTGTAATTTGACCGGCAATTCGCCATAATGCGCGTGGCGTTGGCACTGCTATACGTGCAGATGCAACGAAATTGTCCTGCTCAAGTGAAATTTGAATGTCACCCTCAGTGATCCAGCCTCGGCCAACGTAACCTGGATTGCCGTTTTCAAGACCGTCACCATCAATGACCTTTTGCAATTCATCCTCTAGCAAAGCGGCCTGAGTATGAGTGTATCCCGGTTGATTTGCTGAAACGTATTGTAGACCTTTTGATTGCAGGTCAATTTCAAGATTTCGAATGATGTATGGTGCAACGATGGCCTTACCACCAGCGCAAAATAGTGCTAAGCGGTGACTGAATTCATCGTCACTGATCACAAAGCTGATCTTGTCGTCAAAAAGAGCCTCTGCATTTCCAAGGACATTGACGTCATCGGCAACGCCCATTGCAATGTATTGCTGATTTTTCCAATCAAGCGGATTTGATAAGAGCTTTCCAAAAGCAATCATCATATTTTTAGCGCCATTTTCTGATTTAATGTGGAAAGCGCAACGGTTTTCGATTGCGGCCTGGGTTGCAAGGAAAGTGTCGTCATCTGAGCTAACACCAACCACGCCCATGAATTCGCCAACGTCAAGACCATCACCGACATCTGTCACGGCGGCTGCACCACCAGTAAGCGAAACGGCTGCACCAAATACGGCCTGCACGTCAGCCTCATCACCTGAGTCAACTAGGGCCTCAACCAGAGCATTCGAGGCACTGTCAGCGCCGATTGCAGTCGCAATTTGCTGAGCGGTTGTCACGCCGTCCTCAATTACAACGGTGATTGCTGATCCAACTACTGATGCTGTCGCGTCAGCGGTGCCACCAGTGTCATAGTTGATGGTGATCGAATTGCCAGCAGTGCCAGCAGTTTTTGCTTTAAATAAAATATCTTGGACTTTCTTTTCAGCTTTGACAGCGGCGCTGATGACTTGAGTCCCGGCCGTTATATCCTCATCGCTGAAATCACTTGAAATCAGGAGCGTGAAAAACTTATTTAAAGCTGGCTCCTCAGCCAAAAAGTCGGCTAGATCCAAATCAGCAACCGGCATCACATACACGCGGCTAAGACCTGCACTTAAAACGTCCTTTGGCTCATCGCTGTCAGTCACGGCCTCAACTTGGCCATTCGTGGTGCAGAGCACTGGTACGCCAAGAGTGCCCATGTAACCGTCAACCGGTAACACTACAACGCACACTTGTTTTAGGAATGCTGTGCTGGCCGCTGGGGTTGGGTTGATTGCGATAATTTTAAAGAAATAATCAAGCAAAATTTTGGCCATTTAGGACTCCTCAATAATTGTGTCTACACTCGTTATGGTACCGATAGCTGGATCGTATTGGCTATTGAAAAAATACGTGAATGAAAACCCACGTTGCACTATGTCCCTGAAACGCTGAGTATTGGACTCAAAGTCAGCAAAATGCAGGTCTTTGGTCAAAGCTTTTGGAGCCTCTGCAATGGCTTTCGAAAAAAAGCCGAATTTCAAATCATCATTTCGGCCAAACATGACCGCGTTGCCAGTGACCATTGCCTTAATTCGGCCATCTTTGAATGAAAACTTAGGCTCCTCAATTTCAATGAATAGGCAATCCTGCTCTTGGCTTTCCCCAGGGCTGTCATAGGTGATTTTTTGGACTGCAAAAATGGCTTTAAACTTATCAGCCAGCTCTTTTTCAAACATCTATTTCCTCCTGACCTTTGCTCTGATGGCCTTAAACATTTGGCCGGTATCAAACAGATGCCGGTTAAAGCCCTTTGAGTCAGCGGTGACAGGGCTATTTGGCCCATATTCCTGCTTGAGGATCGGGTTGCGCACGATGGCTTGCAAGAGATTTTCAATGCGCTTGATATTGGCTCCCGGCCGCTTGCATACGACCTTTAAAAAATACTCAGTGAATTTCAAAATTTGCGAATTGCGCTCCTGAAACGGCCTTAAAAGGATATTGATATTCATGCGTTTCATGTTTTCGACAAGGACCTCACCGGTCGTCATCGTGCTAGCTTGGCGAGACGTGCGTCTAACCGGGCCACCGGCATAGTTTTTTAGATCAGGTTGCTCAAATAGGCTCTGCTCGACGGCATTCATGTGAGGCTTATCCTCAATGACGCCAACCTCAAATTCGAATTTTTCAATTCGGCCTTTGAGCTTTTTAGTCCAATCAGTGCCTAAGTTTAATTTCAAAGAACGTCCCCCAAATATATCTCAGACTTTGCGGTATCAATTGCTGATACATCAAGGCCCTTTGCTTTGAAAAAAGCGACTAGGCGATCCCGCATGGTGCTAACCGCCTCTCGCGTCTCCAAAATGGCCGCGAGTTGATCGTATGCCTGCTGATTGTATGTCTGCACAACAAGGCCGGTCTGATCAATGCCACTATATTCCTCATCGGTAAGAGATGAGGTGCCAATGAATGAAAATATAGCGTTTAACCAGTCGCGCATTATATCCCCCAAAAAAAAGGCCCAGGCATTTAAGGCCTGAGCCGTGTCGGCCTGACGGCCTAAATATCAATTAAGCTTATTGGAATGTATGAGGTTGGCGAATGATGCCCTTATACGCCAAAACCTCAACCATTGTGGAGCCCATCAAAAAGTTATGCCAAACCTCTTTGTTTCGAGCGTCTACACCTTGATCATCCAATTTCGGAGGAGTCGTGTAATGGAGCATGATCTGTTTGAGCGTCAAAATCATGAAACCATTTGCACCTGATGGCGTAACCTCAGGAGGCAATTCAGTGATCGAATAGTTCGATCCTAAAGCCTTTTGCAAAACATCTCGGAAAGGCTGGCTTGACGTGCCATATACACCCGAAAGTTTTGTGAGCATCGTTGAGCCATAAAACACTACAACTTTTGGGCCAGCAACGCTGTCGGCTTTGATCTTTTCAGCAACGACACTCGCGTGTAGTGCTGGCAAATGGCCGTCGGTGTTTGCAAGCTGGCTTGAGTTTTCAAGTAAATAGTTTGGATCATTTGACCAAAAAAGGCCGTTATTGACCATTGTAGAGGCGCTTGATCCCTCACCCAATAAAACCAAGTCATCTTGCTTTTTATTGTTTTCATCCAAAACTTGCTTGATCACTGACTCGTTTTGCTCACGATCTTGCAAAGTTGATTGGACGAATTGAGCAGCGAAAAAATACTTCTTAAAAGTTTTGGTTTTTTCGATAGCCGCAATTTGGTGTACGTGAGTGTCCTTTGGATTGTAGTGCTGAGCGCGAATTTCGCCAACGGCTTCAAGGCGCTTGAAATTCACTTTTCCAACGACTTCAGGGTACGCTTTCGAATTGCCCAAAAGGATCGGCCAAAAAGGCTCATAGGCTGACTCATAGTCGGCCATGATTTCATTGGTCTCTCTCAATACGATCTTATTTGTGCTCATCTATTCTGCTCCCTGGTTAGTTTTAAATTTAGCGAATTTGGGGTGATCTTGGAAATCACTTTTTGGTTTACTGGACTCAACTGACTCGGCTGGCACTTGGGCCTCACCGCTTTGGACTGCTTTTTCGGCCTCATCTTTAGAGGGCTTTTTGAATACTGGTTTTTTTGCCATTATAAACCGCCTTGCATATCGACAAGAGCGCCACCAGTTTCAGTGCCGTCCTCTTGAATTGCAGTTTTCGGACCTGCACAATAAAGCGCGTCTGAAACCGTTGATCCATTGCTGGCAACGTCGGCTAAGCCAGTCACGTCATTGATATACATTTTCAAACCAGGGACGATGTAGTCCATATCAGCTGGATCATCTGAGCCACCGCCAAGATCGTCGTTTTCATCAACGTCACCGCCGATTGTAGCACCGTCACCAGTGCCTAATTGCTCATAGGTAAGATTGATTAACTCATTGCCTGCAACGCCATCGGCTTTTGCATATATAGTCACGACTGCACCATTTGCAACCGCATAAACCAAAGCACCCGCTGTCGCGTGAGCATTGATTTGAGCAGCTAAGCTTGTCGCTGCATTCGATGTCCCTGTGCGGGCATCAAATGTCGCTTGGCCAGCAACGACAGCGCCGTCAGTGGCCGTGAATGCCGTCTCACCAACTGTCACCGTATCATCGGTGCCAGCAATAAGATTTGCAATATTGGTGATCGTGACGATACCGCTTGCACGCTTTAAGGTGGCTTTCACTGGCACCCTAAGGCCCGCTTGAGTAACGTCAGTTTTTTTATGGTCTGACAGAGATTTTCCACGGGAAACGCCGTAACGCATCCCTGCTGATTTTAAAAGTGATGGCAACCCATCTGATCCAAGGCTCACGCATGATCCAGCAAGAAAACTCGCTGGATCGACGTTAAAACAAGCCGTATCTTTATGATTGCTCTGAGTGCCTGCAAGCACAATTTTGCTTGAGTCTTGAGACATTATAAACCGCCGATGAAATCAATTCGAGCTGCACCGTCAGTGATTGCTGCACCAGCCTCATCAACTGCGCTTTTTTTGCCCGATACATAAATGGCATTTACAGCCGTACCTGAGGCAACGGCTTTTCCAGTAGTAGTTGAAATTTGCACCTGAGCGCCAATCACTGGCTCAAAACCAGTATCTAAAAGAATAGGCACGCCTTTGCCTTTTCGAGCAACCGTTATCCGATTGTGTTCAGACAATGATTTTCCAAGAGAGATGCCAAGTTTTCCACCAGCAGCAGCAGTCAAATCCAAATCACCGTCATCATCTAAGTGACAGCAAAGGCCTGCTAAAAAAGTCGCCTCTGAGCCAGCCCAGTTATCAGACTCAATGATATTTGAGCCGTGGCTCCCCATATAAATAACGTCGTCTTGGCTCATGCTTTTTCCCCCAGGTAGTGTTTTCTGCTCTTTTTCATCATTCGATCAGCCAACTCTTTTTCGGAGTCGCTCTGATTTTTAA